ATTAAGTGATGCTCTTCATACAAATCAGTTAGAAGGTCATCTGTATCAAAGTGAACAAATTTCCCTGCTTTATGAGCTATCTCTTGAACTTTAGCGGTATAAGGGCCACCAAAGTTGCTTATATTGTTAATTAGGACAACATGCGCCCACTTCATATCAGGAGGTGCTTCCCCTTTGTCAGCATCAGGGTATTCAAACACACCAGTCTTTAAATTTAATTTAAGAGGATTCTCATCAAACTTTATATCTACAAGATCAGGATAAAGCTCCTGTAGCTTGTGATAGGGCATTAGACTTCTATAGTATGCACACCCGCCCTGATTAGGATTTACAACTAATATCTTAAGTTTTTTACCGTCGAACATATCAGATATTATAGTGTAAAATAAAAAACCCCCTGTAACATTTTTTGTTACAGGGGGAAAACTTTAGGTTTTATGTTCTCAAGCATCAAGCTTGAGGTGGTGCAGCAGGCGGGGGTGCATCTTGTGTATGCTTCAGTCCCAAAGCCTTCAGGAGGCTCACCAATGCGCCCTTGAGGTCTACATTACCATCATAGGGCACAGCCGATTTGATCGCATCTGCGTAGTGCTGACGCTTTCTACGTGACATAGCCACAAAGATTGCTTCAAGAATGGCAAGCTGTGGCAGGAAACTAGCTCCAACTCCAGCAAGTAGAGTCCCCATATCGAGGAACCACATAGCAATACCACCCTCATCTTCCTTTAGGACAAAATCAATCTTAGGTGCCCCAGCCTTCACTAGGCTATCTGGGGCGATTACAATTTCCTTGTCCTTAAACTTATCACTGTCCTTCACCTCAGCAGGAAATACCTCCTTCGGAATAACAATGATATCCGAGCTTGCAAGACCTGGGGGATCTACAAGATACTCTGACGTAGTAAGATTTAGCCCGTCGAGTGTATCGTTAGATACACAGCAAGCAGGCACCATAAAAAACAAACTAAGAAACAACTTCTTCATACCTTCAACTCCTTATTAAATTTGGATTCGCCAAGATCATCATCCTCATCTACATTCTTCCGAGGACCACGCGCACCATCAACACTGATTCGAAGCGCATCTACGATCTTCTTTCCGTCATCATAATCCCCGATCTTGATTAGAGCATGAATGTCGTGCATGCTTTCCATCCAAGCACGGATCTCCCGGTCGTTTCCGGCAGGAGTCTTCTTGATACGGAAAGTGCTTTGATCGTAGTTATTAAACTCTCCGCTCTTTCCAAGCTCAAGAACAAAGTCGTTACCCTTCTTGAGAGAAAGAACAGTAGTATTGTCTGGGTCATTCTCGTCCATGTAATCGGAGTTAAAGATGCCGTCCATGATTTTCTTGAACACCTTCTGTCCGGTGCTGAAGATCTTGACGGCACCAGTCGTATCCTCAGGATTACTCTCAAGATGGCGGCGATCCACTACGTTCAAGTAGTAACGTGGAGTGCCCTTGATCTTGGTTGCAAGATCACCAAACTTGCTCTTCGTCTTAGGTGGAAGGCCAAGCTCCTTGTGCATCTTCCAAAGGTCGAAGTAGAAATCACACACTGGGCAGGACTCCTGCTGCGTCTTACGGCAGTAGTAGTTCTGAATACGACCATCCTCGGACTCATACCGATGAATTACAGCTTCAGAGAAGAACTGCTTCGAATCGTCCTTCCAGGGCAGGATTCGAATGATGTTCTTCCCAGGCTCGACCTTGAGGTAGTTCTCCAGCTTGCTGCCAGAGCTAGACTTCTGCTGTCCTCCTTGGAGGAGTTCTTCGTGCTTCTTACGGAGTTCGTTGAGATTCATAAATTTTCCTTAATTTTAATGATTGTAAAGTTTTGTCTCGGATCTGAGGTTCGCACTAAGCTGAATCAACATATCCTTCTTGTGATCTAGCATAGTGCAAACCGATTTCAAAAGCAAGTAGATTTGTTCTTCTTCTTGGATTTTATTTTTAAATTCTAAGTATTCTGGATTAGAGTTTACGAAATCGTCCAGGTAAGCCGCAGTAGCCTTTCCACCCTTGGATCGGTTACTATCGGACTCATCTTTACGCACAGAAGAGTAAAAATGCAACAGATTATTATTTAATCTGTCCAGCTTACCCTTCTGCACGATCATCAACCCGTTGTAATACGAGTAAATGGAAGGATGTTTAACAAGCTCGGAAACTATATCATTCTTGTCGATATGAGACAGTTCCTGAGTAAGTTCGAAGTAAGCTTCAGGATCCAGCTTACTTAAGTTTTCTTTAGGATAAAATCGCATGGTATATTATAGCGTAGGATGCCAAGGAATTAAATTATTCGCTGGCATCCTCACTTTGAGCCTCAGCCGCAGACATCTCTTCCATGGTAAGGTTAGTATAGTTAACCGATCCATGAATAGTGTAGTGCTGCTTAGAATCTCTAGCTTTTACTACGTATACACGCATTCTGCCCTTGTCGTATTCTTCCTGAGTCTGGTTAAGGGAGATCGCCCAGTCCGCTGGTCGAATCTTGCCGTAAGAATCGCCAAGCTCGGCATCCGTAATAGTGGACACCTTCTTACCCTGTCGGTTGGTTTGCGTTGCCGTCCAGACAAGGATATTGTTCTCCATGGCTAATCCTCTAAGTTCCTGAGCGATCCTTTCTTGAGCCTGATATTCAGCATCAATGTTACGAGCAGGACGAAGAAGCTCAAGATAGTCAACAATAAGTATATCGGGAACGAAATCATGATGCAACTTAAGTTGAACAAGAAGTGCCCGAATCTGATTAACCGTGAGTTGCCCTGTTGGGAACTCCTTGATGATAAGTCTTGAGTCTGCATACTTGGCCTTTACCTTAGAGAGACGATCCTTAACCGTTGGAAATGATCCAATCTCCTTAAGTCTATGAGTTGGAACCATAGTTAGGATGGAGTCAAATCGTTGAGCGATCTTATCCTCTGCCATCTCCAAGGAGATATACAATACCTTTTTGTTTTCCTTAATGGCAGTTACGCCCTGATTAACCAAGTAAAGAGACTTTCCTACACCTGGAGGAGCAATAACCATAGCCAGTTCCTTGGCACTTAGTCCTCCATCTAGGAATTGATTATGGCTATCGAACACGGTCTTAAACCGCTTCTTATCCTTATTATCAAACTGACGATGAAAACGCTCGTCGAGATCATCAAAGTAAATTTGACCTACATTGACCTCCCGACTGACAAGCATTGCCTGTCGCACCTTCTCTTCAATCTCAGAGATCCGGTTCTCCTTCAGAAGAACAACACTCTCCTTGATCGCGTGAGAAATAGCTTGCTTCTTGGCATAATCCTCTACAAGGTCCAAGACGAACTCACGATTATCCAAGACACTCTGATCAATATTATTGATCTGTAGAATGTCCTCTTCGTAATCTGAGAAGTCTTGTCCCTTTGGCAGGCTCTTCTTGATGTCCTCAAGGAGAATGTCATCAGGTGGAATCGTCTTATACTTATCGTAGTATCCCTTTATACGTTCGAAGATGAACGAATAAGATGGAAACTCAAAGTATTCAGGCTTAATAAGCCCAACAATTTGAGAATAAAAATCCCTATCATGCTTGATAAGGTAAATAATTCCACGCTGAATGTTATCTGAAAACGAGTAACTCATTTTGATGATTGTGAATTGTTTGACCTAGTGATTTTAAAGTTTTTCTTATTTCCTACGTGCTTCTCTACCATTTGCTTCCTAGCTTTTTGAGATTCTTTTATCTGATCATCAGACATCTTTTTGGCTAGCCCATTCTTTACCATGTAATCCATGTCTGGAACTACTGGCTTATAGTGAACTGCTGCTTCAGTCCCATCAATAGCTCTTTTTGATCTAGCTATTGATGTTTCATAAAACTTGTGAGCTTGATCCTTATCCATGCCTTGATGGTTGTAGCGTTGAACCATTCTGTTCAACTGCGCTTCATCTTTCTTTACAAGAATAGTAAAATGCCTAACCATGTATTCTCCACACTCAGGACACTTTTTCTTTCTAGGCTCTCCGTTCTTTTTTGCAAGAGAATAACTATGCTTTCCGCAGTTATTACAAAGCATAGTTATTTCTCTTGCTCTAGCCTCGATCTCATCATCGTAAGCTTTAACTTCCTCGGGAGAAAGTCTACGTTTCCCTTCGTAAATTACTTTCTCCCCCTTTTCATACTTTATTGTGTAAGTAGGCATATCAGCTTCCGCAAGAGTTATCACCGATTCTGCAAACTTCCGCTGATGCCGTCTCGGCAACCTGTGCAGGCTTCGCATATTGAGCAATGTTCTCTTGAGTGAGGGGGATGGCTTGTAGAGGCTCCATACCCTTTGAACCCGCTCTGTAAACCGTCAATCCCTTCAGATAAGGTGCATACTGTAGTGCCGTCTTCGCAACGTCCTGCCACTCAGCAGTTTCAGGAAGATTAATGGTCTTGCTAATAGCATTATCAATGTAACGCTGAATAGTGGCTTGAACCTTGATATGCTCCTCTGGGGTTACGTCGTAAGCTCCGACGAACAAACTAAGATCCTTACCCTTTTCAATATATTCCTTGAACAAAGGATCAAGAACTACCTCTTCCGCCCATGTATTAGCGACACGGTAACGACGCTTATACATAGCTGAGAAGATTGGCTCGATGCCGCTTGATACACCATGAACCATTGAAATGGTGCCCGTGGGCGGAACCGTAAGCATTACAGCGTTACGAATACCATGCTCCTTAATCATCATTCTGATTCTAGCTGGCAGCGTATCAGCAAAGTTTTCTTGCAGATAGAGCTTGGCATTGAATGCTGGGAATGGCTTCTTATCCCGAGCAAGATAAACTGAAGCCTTGTAAGCCTCATCACGAATCGTAGCGAAGAGTCGATCAAGGAACTCCAGGCACTTCTCTGAGCCATACTTGATACCTAGCTTGATGAGCATGTAATGCATACCCATTACGCCAAGGCCGATACGGCGGGAACGCTGACCAACCTCGTTGCACTCAGGAATTGGATAATGATTTACCGTAAGGACGTTATCCAGGAATCTTACTCCATTACGGACTACCTGAGCTAGACGCTTCCAATCAAACTCGCCAGTCTCGTCATCAACCATGTTAGCAAGATTGATGTTGCCAAGGCAGCAGTTACCATATGGTGGGAGCGTAATCTCTCCGCATGGGTTCGTGGCATTCATCTGCTCAAAGTATGACACGTTGGTGTAGTTATTAGCGAGATCAATGTTGAAAATGCCAGGATCACCAGAGTTAACTGAATTCTCCCAGATTCTATTCCAAAGATCTAGAGCCTTGATATCCTTGCGGAATACATTTTCAAAAGTATCACCGTAATTCTTGAGGTTGTGGAGCTTCATGCGTTCCACAGCGTCATTCTCGTCAAGTCCAATGCCAGTAACCTGCTCACGCTCACCCTTGGGGCTTACGCGGGTCATTTCGTAGGTATAATACTTACGGCTATTAAACGTGAAATACCAATCCTCATCATTCTCACACGCTTCAATAAATCTGTTAGTAATAGCTACAGAAATGTTGAAGTTGGTAAGCTGACCAAGATCAAGCTTAACATGAAGGAAGTCTACGATGTCTGGGTGAGTAACATTCAACTCAGCCATCAGAGCCGTGCGGCGATTCTTGCCAGCACGAACGTGGTTACCAATTTCATTGATCATCTGCATTACAGACACTGAGCCTGGAGCAGAGTTCTTAATGTTCTGGATATCGTCACCCTTTGGACGAATCTTGCTGAAGTTGAATCCGATGCCGCCACCAGCGCAAGAAATCTTATACATATCGGCAATAACCTTACCGATTGATTCTACACTATCCTCTGGTTCAAGGA